GCCGCCCATTGCGTAACCTGAGCCGCCCATCGCGGAACCTGAGCCGTAAGGTGAACCGGGCTGCGCGCCAGTTACAGGGTCAATGAACGGCGCGCGCAGGGCTGCGAACTGCCCCGGCATCCGGCGTTCCAATTCGGCCAGAGCCTGATCGTAAAGGCCACCCGACGAATAAGCAGGCATCCCGCCGTAATTCGTCGCGGCAGGCATCCCAGCCATCGGGTCAGCCGTTGGCATCCCAAAAGCAGATGCGGCCGTGTTGGTGCCTTGCATCGCGGCCACCTGCATGGGCGTCATGGCCGCAACGTCCGGGCCGTAATAAGGTGTCGGCCCAATCCGCGCCAACTCATCGGCCCGAGACAAATTCCGCTGCGCGGCCTGTTCAAGCCATGCCGGCACCGTTACTTCTGTGGTGTTTCTACCGCCGCCACCCATTAGATTTTCCTCTCCATCACGATCATGACCGGGGTGAAACCGTGCTTTCCTAGCACCCGCTCCCAGCCCTTACGGCCTGACATGGTAAGGCCAGTGCATCCTTGCGTCCTGCCCCACTCCGCTACGCTGTCAATCCCGTTGGCGATTTCTTCAAGGTCGCCACCAGCAAGGAAAACGTGCAATACCTTCTTTCTATCATACTGGATGATCTCTGTCACGGCACAGCTATTGCCGTAGGGCCAGATTTGCATTCGGCCTTCCAAGATCGCCCTTTCGACATCCTCATAGACATGAGTTCCGCCGCTGTATTCCAGCGCGGCCTCGATGTGCGGACGGTTGGCCTGAATTATGTTCATGCCTGCACCCGCGTGATGGCAAGCGTCACAGATGGGGCTGCCGGCGCGTAAGCCGTGGCCGCGTGCGCTTTCAGGCTTCCGCTGGTGCTGTCTGTGGCCCACATGACATTAAGAACCGCACCCGCAGCAAAGGAGAAGATTGCCGTGCGGCTGACCGTGATGGTGGCGCCGTTGTTATGCAAGCTGGCGACAATTGTGCTTCCAGCAACGTCAGAGCCATTCACGCGCGGCCAGAAGCGGAAGTTTACCGTGCTGGATGACGTGCTGGCGATCTGCGCCGTAAAGGCGATCTCATACAGGCCGCCCTCGACAAAGGTGATCTCGGTCAGCGGAGAGCCTGTCAGCGTGATGCCTGATGATGATGTATTGTCCAGCGCAATCTTATAAGCCGTGTTGGCTGAGGCCGCCGTGATGTCCGCATCCTGCCCGAAGATGGCGTATCCATCAGCCAGCACGATCTGCCGCCACACGTTGTCCTTGGAGACGACAGGATAGCCGCCCGTTGCATCCCAAAGAATGACGCCATTTTCCGTTGCCGGCGCGTCGGTCGGCTTGAATTGCAGCCGAGACGCGGTGCGCCGCAGGTAGGCCACGATGTTCTGCGCCCACACGTTGAGGTTCGCCGTGACGGGTGGCGGGTTAAAGCCGAGGCTCATCTGCGCCCTCCAGGCGTTGCGTCAAGGCGCATGACGCCCACACGCCAATCTGCAAGACGTGCGCCATCCACGCGCATCTGAACCTGCCGCCCGGTAAACCGCACGCTGGTCGGGTTCGCCATGCTATAAGGCCCGTAAGACCGCAGCGTGTCATTCGGGTGAAACCGCGTTTTGAACGTGGCCGTTACATCGCCTTGCGTCTTTTCGTCTGGGATGAGCATGGTGGCAGACAGCACATTGTCACCAGCGCCAAGGCTGATCGGTCCGCTTTCCGCAAAAACGCTGGCGCTGTCGCGCGAAAACCCCGTTTCGTGGTCATACGCCACGCCAGAAGCATTGAGCCAGATCGGGGTGCGGAACACGCCGCTGTCAACGGCGGCCGTGCGGGTGATGGTCCCGATGGACCAATGGCCTTCAGCGTAGTTGAAAGCGACATATCTGTCGTTTTCATTTGATGAACCCGACGGATAAAACCACCAAATTTCATTGAAGCCTTGGTTGCTGACGGCGTAAATCTTGGAGATCTGCGCCAAGTTCATGTCGCTGAAGACATAATCCGAAACCTCGCTCGGGATGTCCTGCACCGCGCCGCCCGAGTAAAGGTGGAAGCCGCGCTTCCCCATCCAAAACACGCCTTCATCGACCGATGCTGCGGCGCGGCGACTGATAACGCCACAGGCGGCACCAACGCGCTCAAAGCTGTAAACAAACGGCGGGCCTGCATACGTGGCCGTGTGAGCGTCGTTGTCTGTCAGGATCAGCGTCTGACCGCGTGTCCGCAGGCCAGTCATGATCTGCCCCGCGCTCTGCAACTCGATGTCCCCGGCCTCATTGGTGGCAAGCGGCGTCCAGACGGTGTTGTCTTCGCGGTCTGACCACTGCACCTTGCGGGGGTTTCCGCCAGCGCCAAGGGCAAACAGAAACCGCTCTGCCGTGACGACGAGCGAGAGGTTGTCGGTCGGCGCATTGGTAATCGCAGCCGCGTTGTTGGCCGGGTTCAAGTCCCACTCAAGCAGGCGCCCGTCCGCGACGGAGCAGGCCACCAGACGCTCGCCCCAGTTATCCAGCGCCCACGTCGTAGCCTCGCCGTAGTTGCCCTTGTCGGCCCGTGGCGTGCCGTAGGCTTCCAAGCCATAGAACCCACCGCCATAGCCCGTGTTGACCTCGGCCGACAAATCTCCAGCCACCAGATCGGCAGGCGTAATGTCAACGATGGTGCCGGATGCGCCAACGGACTTTAGAGCATTGTGAAAGCCAACGGCATAACGGCGGTCGCCAGACAGATCCTGCCACGCCAAAGCAGCGCGAGGTGCAGTTGACCCCACCGTGTCGCGCGTTCTCCAGCCGCCGACCGGGCGCATGGTGCCTTCGACCCAGCGCACCAGATTTGCGTCATACCAGCGATTGCTGGCCTGAAACTCGGTGCCGTTGCGGTAGACGCCCGGCGGGATCTGGAGCGGGATTAACGGCATTGCTTACTCCGCAGGGTATGGTCGGTGCATCGTCATCTCCACACAGCCACTGACATAGACAGGTCGATGGAAGATGAAGGAGTTACTACCACGTTTGTCGTTCCGCGAGGGAGCGACGTAGCGGTGGCAGCGGTAAAATTGGTGTTTTCGGCAGCGAAGTCGAAGTCCTCAACCATTGGTGATGTCCACGTCGATGTGGCATTGCTCCCAACGTAGCAGCAGGCAATCGCCGCAGCGCCACTGGACACATTGATTGGCAACGACAAACTCGCCACGCTCGTGTCGCTGTAGGCAGACCCAACAACTTCGGGGATCAGTCTGGTGTAGTTTTTAACGGTAAATACGCCGGCCACACACCTTCCCGGTGTGCCAGAGCCAGAGAGGCTAACAACGACGTTAGCAGTCGTCCCTGTCGGCACAAGAAGGTAGAAAATAGCGGAGTTCTTGCCAAGCGATGAGCTTACCGCAAGAGTGGCGGCAGACCCGTTTATCGTAACTCCAGATATACCGTATGTGGTCGAACTTTGGGCATTAATCATAGCGCAGACGACCACGATCCTGTCCGATGATGCAGTCCCAATTCCGCACCCATTGAACGTGTAAGTGAACAAGTTGGAACCAGACGCCGCCAAGTGCGTGTACTCGACCGTGGGGCTGGGTAGCTCCGGCGCATCAGCAAAAGGCATCAGGGGAAAACTCATTGCAGCGCCACCACGTTGGCCAAGGTAAAGCCGTTCAGCTTCGTGATGTTGACGAAGAAATCATGCCCATTTGTCGTGGTGAACGGGTTGCCGATGCTGCGGCTGAACCCAGACAGAGTGATAGCACCGGCGGAGGCATTGTTCGTGATCTGGATGACCAGCGTGTAATCGCCGGATGCGGTGGGCGCAGCCAAGGTAAACGCGCCACCATTGATGATGCGCTTCATGTTCCCGCCAGCCGGGGTCGGAGTATAGGTGCCGGTCGAGAACGTGCCATCATCGTCGGCCGTGGTCGTGTAGCCGCCCGTCAGCGCGTCGTCGGCATTGGCCGTGACGCGGTTGTCAAGCTGCGTCTGGATCGCGCTTGTGACGCCATCCACGAAGTTTAACTCAGCCGCCGTGGGCGTGACAGCAGTGCCGCCGACCTTCCAAAGCCCTTCGCTCAGGTTGGGCTTGATGGCCGTCGTTCCGTCCAGCAGGTCATCGAGGTCGTCAAGATTGTCATTGATCTTGCCGCCCCAAGTGTCCTGAGACGCGCCAACCTCGGGCTTGACGAGGCCGAAAGTCGTTGTGGTGGTATCAGCCATTTACCTCATCCTCATGCGAAGCGGCGAGCCAAAGCGGGCGGCCGTGCTTTCTTCTTCAATCTCATTCATGGCCTGCGCCAAGAGGCCAGCCCAGACGACGAGCCGGGCGTCGTCCTTCAGGTATGGCGCCGAATGCACCAGCGACCCGTAAAGGTAGGCGTCCGGGTGATTGGTCAGGAGCCAATTGGTGTCACCGTCAGCGGCCAGCGAGGTGATCTTGGCGTAGTATGTGATTTCGGCGGTGTAAGCCTCGCCCGGCGTCGGGAACAACTCAATGTCAGTCCCGGTGTGCGCGAAGTAAATCGGCGAGCCTGCGGTGTCATCGCGCGAAGTGCGGAACCGCGTGATGTCGTCAAGGCTGATCTGGGTTAGTGCTACCACTGGGCCAGCATCCGACGTGATGCGGATTGTCTCTTGCCAATCGGCTGGCAGCGCCTCGATGCGGTTGTCCAGCGTCAGGCTGCCCCGCGTGATCTGGCGGTGCGAGCGGATCTTGCGATTGAACTGCGCCTCGGCCAACTTGACGAATGTCGGAACCGCAGACGCAAGATCGTCCCGGTTCAGAGTGTCCGCGATGGCTGCCTTCAGCGTGCCGAAGTTGGTGATGGTCATGCCCGATTAACTCCATCCTTGGCGTATTCCAGAGCGCCCAAGAGCCGCCACCGATCTTCAAACTTTGAAGCGCGATAGAAGCCTGGCCCGTCGTTGTCATTGACATTGCCAACCACCACCACGTCACAAAACTCACCACGCTTTGCCATTTCTAAGCACTCGCTGAGAATATCAACGGTTTCTTGGCAGATTGGTTTTTGCAGCTTTGCGACTGAAATCATTTCTTCTTCGCCTCATTGCGGGCCGAAATGGCCTTGGCCTTTGCCTTGGCGTCCGCCTTGCTGGATGCGCCCCATGCGTTCAGTGATAACAGAAGCCGCGTGGGTTTTCCATTGTCATCGCGCTCTGGACCGGGCATCCCGCCCATTCTTGCCAAGAAAGACGCCCGGCGCGGGTTGTCGCCCGTCTTTACCGGGGCCTTCAGGTTCATCCCCTCGGCCTTAGCAGACGCGCGGCCCTTGGCGTTCAAGCCGCCTTTGGGATTTTTCCCCTCAGATCGCTGCCATGCCGGGGTTTTCATTTTTTCTTGGCCGTCTTGGCCGAAGCCTTGAAGGCGGCCGCAGTCGGCGCACCCTTGGCTCCGGGTTTCCGCATCTTTTCGCCCGATCCGGCTTTGATGCGAGCCTTCTTGGCGGCGATGTTTGCGTAGAGACCGCCGGGCATTACTTCTTGCCCTTCATCATGCAGCGGCCCATAGCCTTGCACTTGGCGGGGTTCGGGCAACCCTTGCACGGGGTGAATTTGACCGGCTTTTTCATTTCTTCTTCGCCTTTCCTGCTTGGCTGAGAGCGATTGCGATGGCCTGCTTTTGCGGTTTGCCCGCCTTCATCTCGGCCTTGATGTTAGCCGAAATTGTCTTCTTGGACGAACCCTTTTTCAGTGGCATCAATATTGCTCCTCGTTGGGCTGCATGGACAGAAGGCCGCCGGCTGGGGCCATC